TAATGACTAATGATATTTCTATCTTGATCATATTCAACCTTTACTCCAGCATCATATATTACTTTCTTAGATATACCTCTAAAACTATCAACTGGTAGATTAGATATTTCTTCTAAGTTTAAATTTGTTTGTACAACATTGAAAGCTGTTTCCTCTGCTGTTACTTCTTGTGATCCACTTGCAGATGTTTTCCTACAACTAAAGCAATAGGTACTACCATCTGAATAAACAGCGTTAGCATCACTACTACCACATGGCTCACAACCTGTGTGTTTTATAAAACTTGTATTCTTTCCCATAATAAATTTCTCCTTTTATATTATCCGTTATTATTTATATCTCTTATTAATCCATTTTGCAAAACGTATTAAGTCTGGTCCTTCAGCATGTACCATCATTGAATTAGCCAATGAACATACCCACTCACAGTTGCCTTTAACATAACCTAGTCTAGGATTTATCTTATCTAAACTAGGACTATAATTATCCTGTCCTGAAGTACCATCTTGAGCCGGCCGCATTTTATATCCTAATATAGGGCATTTGCTATCTTTAGGCCAAATAGATATTAGATACGCTGTATCAATATTATATTCTAAACCTTTTTTATTTGCTCTATATTTGGCATAACCTGCAGCCCTGCTACAAATACCTTTTACACTCCTATTATACTTTAGTTGTGTTTGTGACTTCATTTAAATATTTATCCCAGTATTCTATATTCCATTTTTCATCATCATAATCTTTAACAAGATATAATAATATACCCATAACATTAAGTCTTTCAACATAATCTTCGGGGTGCATAGTTTTATAAGTTTTAATAATAGCTTTAAATTGATCTTTAATATTCTTTCCATTAAGGATCTTCTCAGCTTTCTTTTTACCTAATCCAAATAAGCCTGGTATATTGTCTACAGAATCTCCTGTAATTAATTGGTGATGAAAGTATTCAATAGCTTCAATTGTTGAAATTGCAGTTAATGATTTGTATTGCATATTATAAAATAAGCCACCAATCATTTTCCAATCCTTATCAACAGTTGCTACCATAAATAATTGTTCATCTTTAAGATATTTAGTACCCTCAATAGAGGCAGTATCATCTGCTTCATATAATGGTACAGTAACAGTATCATATTTTTTAATTACATAGTCCCTAATAAATGTATAGTTAGTAGGTTTAGTTTTCCTAGTACCTTTATATTTAGTAAATCCTTGCTTAATATTCTTTCTAAAATTCCCAGTACCACTAATGTGTAATGAGTATTCCGAACAAGCCATTTGCTCACATAAATCGTCATATAAATCATCAAATACTGATGTTACAAGTAAATTATGTTTTAATGCTCTATGGCAGGCTCTATAAATGAGAATATCCCCATCTATTATACCTATAATTCCTTTTGACATATTGTTCCCTTTAACTGTTTAATTAATGTATCTACAGCTATAAATTCACTTGTTTTAGCTGTTACAAATCCACCATCATTATGATTATCATTTAATGTTTCATTTAGTCTATTTAGTATTTTTACTATTAATTCTTTATTCATATATTTATATCTTTCATTAATGGTGCCCCCACGAAGAATCGAACTCCGGACCTATTGATTACAAATCAATTGCTCTACCAGCTGAGCTACAAGGGCACAATAAATTACTAATGAGTATCTGACCAGGTTAATCCTGATTTAGCCTCACCAGCCATTTGTATGTTTAGTTTTAATGTTGTAGTTATATATTCACCAAATGAATATTCTAATATCTCTTTAACCCTTTTTAAATCTTTAGGATTACATTGACATTGAACCTCATCATGGATCAAACCTAACATATTAACATCTAACTTTTCTTCTTTGAACATTTTAAACGCATTTACAACTGCTGTTTTAACAGTAATTGCTTCAAACGCTTGCAATAGGTAATTCAACAGTTTAAATGATGATTCAGCATATATCTTACGGCCATCCAAAGCAGGTACAAAACCTATACCATTTTTATATTCCGTAGTATGGAAAAAGTTATTTAACCTTTTAGTTAATTCCTTTAATCCTGGATATACTGTGTAAAGTTTATTCTTAACATCTCTACCTTTTTCAACATCATCATAACCTAATACCATTTTACCTAACTTAGCCATACCAGCACCAAAGATAGTTGCGTACAATATTGACTTGGCTACATTCCTAGGGACACCAACAATGTCAGCAGTCCTTTGGTGTATATCACCATTCAATATATGTTCATTTACATCTTTGTTATTAAGGTAATGACCTAATGCTCTAATTTGATTACCAGAACTGTCGCAACCAACCATAACCTTGTCCTGGTCAGCTACAAATAATTCTCTCATCTCTTTCCCAAAGTAGGAATTAGAACTAGGTACATTAACTATTTTACTATGCCTTTGTCTAAATGTCGGTGTTCCGATGTTAAAGCTTTCGACATAAACTCTATTATCATTTAATTCAGCTAATTCAATCCAGCCTTTTAAAACTGAATGTCTACTTCTTAAACTATAATAGTGCAGTATTTCTTTACCAAGATCACCTTTAATAGTATGTATACTATCTTCAGTTACCTTTGGTTCTCCTCTAGGAGTAAACTGTGTCGGAATCCAACCATTGTCAAGTAACATACCACGAACTTGGTCCATATTCCCCAGATCCGCTTCAACCATATTGAACCTTCTAAATTTCTTTTTAGGATCCCACATATCAGTATCTTCTTGCTTAACTTCTTTACCTAAGAATTGTGTCAACATTCTAGCACTTACTGAACTTAATCTACCGTCCTGTAAATATTTAGCTGTTTTATCTTCTTTATCAACATATACTTTTCTAGGTTTAAGTGTTGGATTTACTTTATCTTCGATTACTTTCATTTCAGAAGTTAAGAATGAATAATGCTTTTTAGCTAATTCAGTATTAAACTTCCATTTATTTTTAACTTGTTTTGAACAAATTGTAGCAATACCATGCTCTGTTTGTAGAGCTTGTTTAAAGCTTGGTCTGTTCTTAATTAATGTTTGTGCTTCATTAACCACATATTTATAAACTTTATGGTTAAGGTTAACATCTTGGATTGCATACGTTTTCATCTCTGGACTATATTTTAAGAAGTCTGGGCTTTCACCTTTTGCATCTCCTAATATCATACCAAAGTTTTTTAAACTATGTTTACCATCTCTTCTAAAATTATTCATTTGACTAATAATCATTGTATCAATCATTTTAATAGTAGCAGGTGGATTCCATTTTAACAATTTATGCATGACCACATTGTCATATCCAATTATATTATGGCCAATAAGTACAGTAGCTCTATTTAAAAAAGGTACTAACTCATTTAATGGTTTACTGTCTTTATCATGGTCAGAAAATGTAAATACTTCATTTGTATCTATGTCCTTAACCACTGCTATCCAAATTACGCTCACTTGGTCTACCAGGCCGTTTGTTTCTAAATCATAGATCAATTTCATATTTTTATATCCTTTATGTTTTTAGTTTGTCCTTTAAAAAGTCAAACATTTGTAATTTTAAATCAGCCATGTCTCCATTATTATGCATGATATAAGGTAAGGCTGTATTGTCAAGTGCTCTTTCACTTATATGAGCATCTCCATTAAATCCTTGCCTTTTAATTCCTATAACAAATCCATGATCATTAATCATTTGAACTTCATTAGGGAATCTTACATCTGTAATAACAACGTGTTCATTAATACTGTTTTTATATTTCTCTTCAACTATTTTTACCCATACATCTTTATGTACTAAATCTCTAAAACCAGTTCCTATAACTTGTAAAAGAAACCTAGGTGTTTTATTAAACACATTAGGTAAAGTTTGTTCTCTTAATTCTCTGCTTTCTGGTGTTGTACCATCTAACATATGTCTACTTAAATCAAATGTACTTGCTACCAAATCTTTAATTGGTGCAGCAAATGACATTTTCTCAAAGCCAAACATATCTGTTAATACAGAACCAGCTGTATCTTTTCCTGAGCTTTTATAGCCCGCAATTCCTATAATCATTTTTTAAATCCTCTTTTACAATAGTTACAATATTTATTTTTTAATAATTCTAATTCTGCTTTTCGTTTGTATCTGGCTCTAAAAAACCTACGCCATAATGTAGATCTAATTAAACTAACACACATAAAGGTAAATACTATACCAATGTTTTGTGTATTATTAAATTTGATATCAAACAAATAAGGTATAAGCGTAATTTGAACTAATAAAGCTATAAAGAAGCCACTACCTATATCAATAGCAGCTTCAAATATTGTCTTTAAATTACTTTTTAGTGATGGACTTAAGTTCATTTTCTAATCCAGTCACTTTACCTTCAAAATATTGAGCCGCAACACCTAAAGCTACAGCAACATTTTCTAATTTTCTTTTAAAAGATTCTTGATCTTCTCTACCAATAATTTGTTTTGATTTAATAAATTGTTCTATAATAGAACTTTCTTCAACTAGGATTCTACCTACTATATCAATATTATTAATTTGTGTTTTTAACATAGTTTGCTTTTGTTCTAGGGTAGGCTCACCAGTAGTTTTTGTATCTACAGTTTTATTTTCTTTTGTCATTATATATCTCCTATTAATGTATTGTTTTAATTCCAGTTATCATATACATAAAATTACATGGATAACTTAATCTAAATTCCTCAGATACCTTTGCTTCATCAAGCATTAGTTCTAATTCTTCTTCATTTAAAGATTGTAGGTTTAAAATTTGACCTATAGTTATAACCAATTCTAATTTACCAGTTTCAGTATTAACCAATCCAACATCTTTACCTTCAACTTCTTTATAATATCTTCTAACCTCTGCAGTCTTTTCACCGCTTTTAATTTTGTTTAAATACTCCGGTAATATTTGAAACATTACCATGCTCTCTTTTTTAATTCTGGGCATATTACCTTTCAATTCAAATATATGTGGGACATAAGCCCCACACATAAGAATTTATTATTAGATGATTTCTTTATCAGTATCAATTGCAGCAAACTCTAATTTGTCTGCTCCACCGTACTCTTTCATCTCAGTTACTTGTAATGCTAATAACTGTACTGAAATTCCAGTTTTTCCCATATACTCATACGGCTTAAACTTAATTTGTACGTTACCTCTTGAACCATTACCGATAGCAGCAACATTAGTTACAGGTTGTAACTGTTTGTCAACTACTGCAGGTGCAGGTGTAGCATATTTGCCATCAGCATCAGTATAAATCTTTTTCTTAAGAGTTACTGAGTACACAATGGAACCAGCTTCTTCAGATGGTTTAACATTAATACCAGCAGTTTTCCAAGCATCAGCTTCAGCTTTAACTGAAGTTCTTGCAACTACTGAATATTGTGGACTTGCTTTATCAAAACCCATATCTGGATTCTTAGCGTCTAATTTTACCCAATTTAGTTCTACGTTATTTAACAACATATTATTATCTCCTATTTATAAGAGCAATATTTCTATTAGCTCTGTTTGTTATTTGATTGTAGTAAATACTATATTTAATGGCTCTAACAGCCATAACATAGTTACCATTATTTAAGTGTTTTCGTAATAATTTAAATTGTCTTAAACCTGAACAACCTAAATTAAATGCCATATCGGTTAACACGATATTAACATTACTATTTGTCGACAAATGATATTTGGTAGCACACTTAATTGCTATAGTAATATCATCAATAAACCAGTCATATATAAGCTCATCAGAAACATAGTCTCCAACTTTGTATTTTTGGCCTACCAGTTTGTGGCCTATACCAACTGTCTTATTTCCTGTAGTATCCGTATAAACTTGATTTTCATAACCTTCGTTATTAATTACATATTTTATAACGGCTTCTCTGTAAGAGA